GACTTATGGAACTGGGACTGACACAAGTGTCACTTATTTTAGTAGCTACGCAGAAATAGGAAGAATTAGGGATGCCGCTTCAGGATACACGGTTAGACGAACTACTGCCTATTGGAGTGGATTTTCTACATATGACGGTGGGGACGGCTCTACTTCATTTAGTGGCACCATAACAACATCAGCTACATCAGTCACCTCAAGCATGAGAGAGTGTAATTTGAATAAAGTGTGTATTGGTGCCGGTGAAGGAGAAAGTCGTGCTAGATTTTCATTAATCTTTGAAAAGTCAGGAGATACAACACATACACTGAACTTGGATATGTTAATTGATGTTAACTTAACGGAAGAAGAATGTCCAGGCTGTTGTGTCCATGTAAATATGACCGTAGAGACAGCAGATGGAGAAGTTAATGTTAGTACACTATCGGTTGGAGATATGGTTTATGCATATGACTTCTTAGGTGGTGGTAAGATGTTAACTCCAATAGTCCATAAGGTTCTGATCCCAAGAGATTGTGAGTACCAAGTTAATGACTTGTTACTAACAGAAGATCACCCAATATACTTATCAGACGGAATGCGTAGACATAAAATGGATGGGTCAGCAGGTTTGAGTGGTGGAAGACGAGCATCGGTTAATCCTGAACTAACAATGGTAAACTATGGACTAGAGGTAGATCAACTTGTAATTGGTGATGTTATGATGAAGGGTGATGGAACAACAGAAGAAGTTACTAGTATAACTGCATATGCAGGCACACATGATAACTATGCATTACTAACAAAACAGGGTAACTGGTATGCAAATGGTGTAATGGTAGATAGTGTTGTTAAAGACTTAAACATTGAGGACATTGCATAATGCCTACAGGTCAACAACCATATCCTTATACAATTCCAGCAATAGGTCAAACCCCATATGGGTATACTGCTAACGCACAACAACCCATTATTGCAAATGCACAGTCTCCATTTACTTATGCGAGACAAGCTCAAGCTGTGGTGCAAGCGATTGCTGTTGGCCGAATACCTTATCCATATATAGCCTCTGCACAGTCTCCATTTACCTATTCTAATAGACAGCCAGGCACATATCCTAGGATTGCACAGGTTACTTATCAGCATCCGAGTACCTATCAACATAGAACACCGAGTATCTATCAACATCCAACGATTACTCAGACACCGTTTACCTATGCTAGACAAGCACAGACTACATACCCTTATCAGGCCTCTGCACAGACTCCAAGTATTGCAAATGGACAATCGACTTCACAACAACCTTATGCTTATCAGGCAGCTTCACAGACTCCATATATCGCGAATGCACAACAACCGTATCCTTATATTGCTAATACACAGTCCCCTTATGCTTATCAAGCAAATTCACAGACTCCATATATTGCGAATGGTCAGACTAATATCAATGTACAGAATACTGCAAGTACACAGACTCCAAGTATTGCAAACGGACAACAACCTTATCCGTATATAGCCGGTGGACAACAACCTTATATTGCAAATGGACAACAACCAACTATCGTCCAACAGCCTTACATAACACAGTATAGTTTTCAACAACCTTATGCTTATCAGGTTACATACACTAATACAAGAACAATCGGGCCACTTGCAAAAGTCAAGGGAGTATTTGTAAATAAGGCTGGAAGTGTAGAAAAAGTAGACGAAGTATTTACAAATTCTAGTGGATCATTAGAAAAAGTTCATCAATCTGTTCCTTCGGCACAGTATCAAACTTAAGGTGGTATAAATAGTATTATGGCAATCATTGCAAACATATTCATAGATCAAGGTGCGGACTTCAGTATTACTGTAGATGTATCTGATGCAGACGGAAATGTATTGAGTCTCACTGGTTATACTGCAGCGGCACAAATAAGAAAAACTTATAGTTCTTCTAGTATATCTAAGACCTTTTCGAATTCAATTAATGCAGCTGCGGGTCAGGTAACTTTAACTCTAACGGATACACAAACAGCTGCTATTGAAGCAGGACGTTATGTATATGACTTAAACGTAACGAGTGGTGGTGGAACAACTACAAGAGTAGTGGAAGGTCAGGTAATTGTAACGCCTGGCGTAACGAGGTAATTCAATATGGCAATTAAAGGAACATTAAGTAGAGTAGCCACAATTGGTGGTAGCATTGTTGGGGCCGGAGCAATTCGTGCGAAACAAGTAGCTATTGGGACAAGTGGTGACACAAATATTTCAGCAAGATCAATCAATGAACTTGCAGATGTAAACGTGACGGAGAGCGATGACGGTCTTCTTTCATATGATGCAGCGACAGATAAGTGGGTAACAACTACCACACTTGACGGTGGAACATTCTAGTTTACTAAATAACTATATCAAATCAAGGTTGTCAACCAGTGAGACAACGACCCACATTGTGAGTGGACAGTATATATTATGCAATCACGGCCTCGACAGTGACAGGTCATAATTAAATAAATCAAATTTTATAGGAAATATAAAAATGGCAACAGTAATTCAAATCAAAAGAAGTACAGGTTCCAGTGCTCCTTCTACTACTAATCTTAGTGAAGGTGAATTGGCATATGTACAAGATAGATCGAATTCAGGTGCTAGTGCAAAACTTTACATTGAATCCGTAGATTCAGATAACTCTACACCCCTAATCCATGCGATTGGTGGTAAGTATTATACTGATATCTTAGGTGGTTCAAGTGCAACTCCTGCTGACTTATTAGTCGGTAATGGTGCAACTACTGGTGGTAGTGTTAAGTTTATGGAAGATTCAGACAACGGAACTAATTTCGTTGCATTGAAATCACCCAATACACTAGGTTCATCTTTAACATTCGAACTCCCCTCAGCTGATGGTTCTGCAAACCAAGTACTTGGTACTAGTGGTGCAGGAGTCTTAAGCTTTATATCAACAACATCCACAGTCGCAGGTGCTTCTGACACAACTTATTCAGGCCTTGCAGATGCAGACCTAAGTGTGTATGACACTGCAACTTCTAAGTGGATAAACAAAGCAGTATCAGGTGATGTTACTATGTCCGACCTTGGAGTATTTACTCTTGGCGCAGACGTAGCAGACGGAACTAATATTGCAGACGATTCTATTAACTCAGAACATTATGTAGATGGTTCGATTGATCTTGCACACATGAGTGCAAATTCAGTTGACTCAGATCAGTATGTTGATGGTTCAATAGACACAGCTCACTTTGCAGCAGACGCTGTTGATGCAGCTGCCTTAGCATCCAACGCGGTAGTATTTGCTTCCGTAGACGGTGCAGCGGTAGTTAATGCAACTGAAACAGTTGCAGGCAACTCAACATCTGATGTTACATTCCCAACAACTAAAGCAGTATACGATTATGTTTCTGCAATTGATGTTGATGATGATCTAACAGTAGCAGGTGACAGTGGATCAGGTACAGTTAACTTTGACGCACAATCACTTACAATTGCTGGTACAGCAAACGAAGTTGATACAGCAATGTCAGGACAAACTCTAACAGTTGGTCTTCCTTCAAACGTAACAATTGCAAATAACTTGACAGTTTCAGGTAACTTAATATCAGACGATATTACTACAGCTACTTTGACAACTTCAGGTAACTTGACAGTTACAGGTGACTTAGCAGTCAACGGAACTACTACTACAGTAAACTCTACTACAGTCTCTATTGCAGACCCAGTTTTTCAAATTGGTTCAGATGCTTCAGATGACAACTTAGACCGTGGTATTAAGTTTGAATATAACGATGGAACTGCGAAAGTTGGTTTCTTCGGTATGGACGACTCAAGTGGTAAGTTCGTAGCTCTTTCTAGTGCAACAGATTCCTCTTCAGTATTCTCAGGTACAGCTATGGCTGCAACCTTTGGTGCAGTAGAAGCTTCAGGTTTAGCACTTTCAGGTTCAATTACTTCTCTAGACGGTTCAGCTCCAACAGCTGGCCAGTTAATGATTGGTACTGGTTCTGACTTTGCAGCTGGGACAGTAACAGCTGGTGAAGGTATTGATGTAACTAATGCTTCAGGTAGTATTACTATCGCAGCAGAAGATGCAACAGTGTCTAACAAAGGTATAGCTTCATTTGCAACTGCAATATTCGATGTTACATCGGGTGCAGTGTCAATTAAAGACTCAACTGCTACAGTAAAAGGAATAGCTTCATTTGCAGCTGCTAACTTTACAGTAGCATCAGGTGCGGTCTCATTAACAGCAATAGACGGCGGTACGTTCTAATTATAGGGGCATAACATGGCAACAGTTATTCAATTCAAAAGGTCTAGCACTCAAAATGCAGTGCCACTCACAGGTGATTTATCACTAGGTGAATTGGCAGTAAATACCTACTCAGGTAGATTTTACACCGAGAAAAATGACGGTTCAGCTGCCATAGTTGAGGTGGGGTCAAATCCATCTTCACTAACTATCAATGGAGCGGTATCTCTTCCTACAAGTGATGGAACAAATGGACAATTACTTTCTACAAACGGTTCGGGAACAGTTGGATGGGCAGATGCAGCGTCAAGCTCATTATCAACATTCATCTATACAGTTACGAGTTCAACTCAAACTGTATTCTCAGGATCGGATGACAACAGTGCAACTTTAAGTTACACAGTTGGTTTAGAAGGTGTTTATCTAAACGGTGTTAAATTAGTAAGTGGTGACGATTATGTTACTACTTCTTCTACCGTAGTTACATTACAGGCGAATGCCGTAGATGGAGATGTCTTACAGGTTGTAGCGCAAACTTCAGTGTCAAACTTAGTGCAAGGTAATTATACTACCTCTGCATTGACAGCGACAACTGCAGACCAAGTGTTATCTTCGAATGGAGTCGCAAATAAAGCGATTAAATATGTCGTAATGGCAACCCATTCAAGTGGAACACACGCTGCTGAAGTATTATTAATAAATAACGGTACAAATGCGTATTTCGTTCAATATGGTGATGCATTCTCTGCTTCCTCATTATTTACATTCAATTCGGATGTGAACAGTGGGAACATGAGATTGTTAGTTACCCCTGCGAATACAAATACAACATTTACTACCTTTCAAATTAGATTAACATAGGAGAATTAACAAATGGCTAAGACAAATAGTTTTAAAATAGCAGAGTTAATTCGTGGAATACAGTTTGATATCGAGAACGATGTCATTACAACTTCCAAACATATTAACTCTAAGAGTAAAAAGGTCGGAAGGCAGACTAAAACATCCGTGTCACAATTTTCTCTCGATACATTTGCGAAAGCAGATTATCGTGCAGCAAGATACATCATTGCAATGGCAGAGGGGACTAATTTCCACTCTACAGAAATAATGTTGGTACACGATGGTTCAGTTGTAACTTTAACCGCGTACGGAACATTGAAAGACGGAACACTTGCATCAATAGATGCAGATATCAGTGGTTCAAATGTTCGTTTATTGGTAACACCTGCGAGTACAGCATCTACTATCATTAAATTTGATAGGACTCTAGTTGAAGCGTAAATTATCAGATATATTATAAATCTAAAGGGGACTTTCGAGTCCCCTTTTTTTTACATGAGACTCTTTAGGGTATAAATAGTATTATGGCAACTCAATCAAAATTCTATGCCGATCTAGGCATCAAATCTCTAACTCATACTGAGATTGATGGCAATCTTCAAGTTAGTGGAAACCTAACTGTAACTGGCTCACAAACGATTATTGATTCAACAACAAGTTCAGTTGTTGATTCTATGATGGAACTAGCTAGTGGGAACACTTCTGCAGATTTAATTGACATTGGGTTCTATGGAAACTATAATGATGGTCTGTCAGGTGAAGGTGACGTATCAGAATACACAGGTTTATTCAGGGACGCAAGTGACTCAACATGGAAGTTATTTGATGGTCTAGAAACAGAACCAACTACAACAGTAGATTTATCGGGTGGAAACTATGCACTTGCAGATTTAACGGTTGGTGATCTAACTGCAACTACCTTGACTGCAACCAATGGACTTACAGGTTCATCTATAACTTACCCAACCAGTGATGGAACAAGTGGACAGTTTATTAAAACGAATGGTAGTGGTGGGTTATCTTTTGATGATGCAGGGGGACTTACAGAGGGAAATCTAACAACTACTGCAACCACACAAACAACTTTAGACTCATGGTCAACTTCGACATACAGAAGTTCTAAATACCAAATTCAAGCAAGTGATTCGACTTCGGGTGAATACCACGTTATCGAAATCCAAACAATACATAATGGAACTACAGCGTACCATGTTCAATATGGAGAGATGCACACAGGGTCTTCTCCACTTGCAACATTCACTGTAGATATAAATATAGGAACATTAAGGCTCAGGGTTACTCCAGCCTCTACAAATTCTACTGTATTTAAATTTAAAAAGATCGAACTCGTAGTTTAGTCAAAATATTTTCAGATTCTTTATAAGAAGTGGTGTCGGGAACAACTGATATGACTAAATAATTACATAACAAATTAATTACCATTCACAGGATATAATCAAATGGCAACTCAAAACAAATTCGTAATCGAATATGGTCTTAAAGTGGGAACTTCAGATGTTATCGATAGTGCAGGAAAGTTGGCGGCGGCGGCAATCACTAACCTAGACTCCGATGATCTTTCAGAAGGTTCTACTAACCTTTATTATGCTAATTCAAAAGTTGGAACATATCTTGCAGATAGTGGTCAAGCAAAAACTATAGCTAATGCGGCTATTGATGGGGGCACAATCTAATGGCAGGTGAAAAGAATTTTAATGTAAAGAATGGTTTATCCGTTGGTGGTGTAGAAGTAGTTGATTCATCTGCTGATCTAGTCGTAGGTGCATTTGGAACAGCTGCAAAAGAAGCAATCGATGATCAAGTTAATACCTTACTAACAGCAGGTTCAGGTGTATCATTATCTTATGATGACACTGCTGGAACACTTACAATTACAAGAGATGCGGAAACAGGTGACATATCAAGTGTTGTCGCTGGTTCGGGTCTTTCAGGCGGTGGTACTTCAGGTGATGTAACTCTTACTCTTGATACTGGAACAGTATTTTCTGAGGCCGTTGCTGACACAGTCGGCGCAATGGTCACAACTAATACAGAATCAGGTATTACAGTTGCATATGACGATGCTGATAACACACTAGACTTTACAGTCGGACTGCTTAACCAAAGTACAACAGGTTCAGCGGCAACTTTAACAACAACTAGAACAATTAATGGTGTTGGGTTTAACGGTAGTGCAGACATAACCTTTGGAACAGATAGCGTTACAGAAGGAAGTTCTAACCTTTACCATACAGCAGAAAGAGTTGCAGATACAGTAGGCGGCATGGTTGGTTCAAATAACGAATCAGGCATCACAGTAACTTACGAAGACTCAGATAACACACTTGATTTTGTAGTTGGTACACTTAACCAAAGTACAACAGGTTCAGCGGCAACTTTAACAACACCTAGAAACATAGGTGGTGTAGCATTTGATGGTTCTGCAAGTATAAATCTGCCAGGCGTTAACGCAACTGGTAACCAAGACACAACAGGTACAGCGGCAGATGCAACCGTACTTGAAACAGCAAGAACAATTGGCGGAACATCTTTTGATGGTTCAGCAAACATAGCAGTTGCATTAGCAGCTGATGCCACTACACTTGCAACACCTAGAACAATTCATGGTGTAGCATTTGATGGTTCTGCTAACATTGACTTATCAGAAACAGTTCAAGATACAGTCGGCGCAATGTTCACTGCTAATACAGAATCGGGCATTACAGTTGCATATGATGATCTAGATGGAACTGTAGACTTTACAGTCGGCACCCTTAACCAAAATACAACTGGTAATGCAGCGACAGTGACCAATGGTGTTTACACTACTGGTGCTCAGACAGTCGCTGGTGTAAAAACATTCTCATCAGCAATCGTATCTGATCTTACAGGTAATGTCACAGGTAACGTATCAGGAAGTGCTGGAACAACTACAGGAAACGCTGGGTCAGCAACGACACTAGCAACTGCAAGAACAATTCAGGGTGTTTCATTCGATGGTTCAGCAAACATAACAACAATGACAGCAGGAACAGGTGTTGGAGTTTCAGGAACAGCAGTCTCAATCGGACAAGCAGTCGCAACCACATCTAAACCTTCATTCGCAGGTGTCACATTAACTGCAAACTCAGAAATCACTGGTAATTTTATTCCATCAGCAGATGACACTTACGCACTAGGTAGTGCATCGAAACAGTGGTCAGATGTATATGTAGGGCCTGGTTCATTATATGTTAATGGACAACAAGTAGTATCAGATAATTCAGGAACAATTACAATTTCTGCAGACATTAACCAAAATGTAACAGTACAAACTTCAGGATCAGGTGATGTAGACCTAGACCCAACTGGTTCAGGTGTGATTGGTCTTAAAGGCCCAGTGCAAATTACTGCAGGTTCTAATGTTACATCAACAGATGGTAATGCAATCGCATTTGCTTCTGCAATCGATGTAGATGCAATTGAATCAAGATCAACAGACACTAACTTAACACTAAGTGCAAACGGAACAGGTATCGTTACCGTTGCAGATGCATTGACAGTCACAGGAGACCTAATCGTTTCGGGAACAACTACTACAGTTAACTCTGAAACCATTTCTCTTGCAGACAACATCATTGTTCTTAATTCAAACTTCACTTCAGGAACACCTTCAGAAGATACTGGTTTCTCAGTATTAAGAGGTGGAAGTGCAACTAAATCATTCGTATGGGATGAATCAGAAGACAAGTGGTCTGTTGGTTCAGAAACATTGACTGCAACTACTTTTGAAGGTGCATTGACAGGTAATGTCACTGGTAACGTAACAGGTACAGCAGGTTCAGCTACAGGTAACGCAGGAACAGTCACTAATGGAGTTTATACTACTGGTACTCAAACTATCGGTGGGACGAAAACATTCAGTTCTTCCATTCTTGGTAACTTAACTGGTAATGTTACTGGTAACACTTCAGGTAGTTCAGGTTCAACAACTGGTAATGCAGCTACTGCTACAGCACTTGCAACTGCAAGAACAATTGCTGTTGCTGGAGACGTATCGGGTTCAGGTTCATTTGATGGAACTGGGAACCTCTCAATCACAACAGTAGTTGCTGATGATTCACACAATCATACTGTTGCAAATGTGGATGGTTTACAAGGATTCCTAGACGCTAAATATGCAAGTGGTTCAAATATCGTAGCTGGAACATTGACAACAAGTAATGCTTCGAACGCAGGTGCATATGTAAGAAATGTACATCAATCTACTTCTGCACCTACAAGTGGTGATGGAGCGGTTGGTGATTTATGGGTATTGTACTCCTAATAGTGGAGTATAAATACCTTTTGTTAATTAATTCTTTAAAACAAGTCTAGGAATAGAATATGGCTACAGGTTCACAAAAAGTCAAAACACCTACAGGGTGGAATGCCACCCAAGGTGGTTGGGTTAAGACTGCTTCAGGAACGTGGACAGCGGCCGAACAAATTTATGTTAAGACACCTACAGGGTGGAATAATGCATCGGGTCAGACTACAGTACAGCAACCTTATCCTTATATTGCAGCAGCACAGACACCTTATATTGCATCAGCACAACAATCTTATCCTTATAATGCATCTGCACAGAGTCCAAGTATTGCTAACGCACAACAACCATACCCTTATATTGCCGCGGCACAGACTCCAAGTATTGCAGCAGCACAACAACCGTATCCATACATTGCAGTAAGTCAAACACCTTATATTGCAGCTGCACAGCAACCGTATCCGTATATAGCGAATTCACAGACACCTTATATTGCTAGTAGACAAAATGCATACCCTTATATTGCAAATACTCAAGCAAATTATGCTTATCAGGCGGCAAGTCAGACACCTTATATTGCATCAGCACAACAACCATACCCTTATATTGCAGCGGCACAGACTCCAAGTATTGCTAGTAGACAGAATGCTTATCCTTATATCGCTGCTGGACAACAACCATACATTGCATCTGCACAACAACCGTATCCGTATATAGCAAACTATCAACAACCATATACTTATCAGGCAGCTGCACAGACTCCAAGTATTGCAAATAGACAGAATGCATATCCTTATATCGCTGCTGGACAACAACCATATATTGCAAATAGACAGAATGCATATCCTTATATTGCAAACTATCAACAACCATATACTTATCAGGCAGCTGCACAGACTCCAAGTATTGCAAATAGACAGAATGCATATCCTTATATCGCTGCTGGACAACAACCATACATTGCATCTGCACAACAACCGTATCCGTATATAGCAAACTATCAACAACCATATACTTATCAGGCAAACTATCAACAACCTTATATTGCGAATGGCCAAACCCCATTTACATATCCTGCTAACGCACAACAACCATATATTGCAGCTGGTCAAACACCATTTACATATCCTGCAGCTGCACAACAACCTTATATTGCGAATGGCCAAACCCCTTATATCGCGAATGGTCAGACTCCTTTCAGTTTTAATCAGAGAAGTCCATTCACTTATCAAGTATCGTACCCAGCAACGTACCCTGCGAATGGTCAAAGCCCTTCTATTGGACAAGGAAGAAATCCTTCTATTGGACAAGGAAGAAATCCTTCTATTGGTAACACTAGATCACCTTCTATTGGTAACACTAGATCACCTGTCACATACAACCATAGAAACCCTTTCACATACCCATTTGGTGGCGGTGGTGGTTGTTTCGTCGCTGGAACACAAATTTGGATGGCAAACAACTCATACACAAACATAGAAGATGTTGTGGTAGGTGATTCAGTAATGACTTTCGACTTCTCACACATGAAGTTAATGCCACAGAATGTTAATAGAATTATGGTTCCAAGAGAAAATATTAAAGTCTATGATGTTAAATTATCTAACGGTAAGACACTAGGTGTAACAGGTGGACATCCAATACATACTGATTCAGGTTGGAAATTTGCAAACCAAGAATGTTATGATGCTGAGATAGCAGAGGGCGTGGATTGGGGTTGTGATATTACAGGATTATTAGCGGTAGGAGACGAAGTCTTTACCATGGGAGAAAGTTCCGTGAAAGTAGATTCTATAGAGTCTAAAGATACTGCAACAGTTTACCATTTGGCCGAGATTGAACATACGCATACCTACTTTACTGAAGGTGTGTTGGTTCATAATGCATGGGAGAAATTCTAATGCCTATAGGTAACGCTCAACAACCAACCATCGGAAACTCACAACAGCCGTCTACTTATAATATTCAGACGCCGTCTACTTATAATATTCAAAGTCCGTTTACGTTTAATATTCAAAGTCCGTTTACGTTTAATGCAAGGTCACCGTTCACTTATCAAGTATCGTACCCAGCAACGTACCCTGCGAATGGTCAACAACCAGCAATTGCATATGCAAGACAACCTTACACTTATAATGCAAGACAACCTTACACTTATAATGCAAGGTCACCGTTCACTTATCAGAGGGCAATGAGACAACCTTACACTTATAATGCAAGGTCACCGTTCACTTATCAGAATGCAGCGAGACAACCGTTCACTTATCAGGCAAGGACACCTGCCACATATCCAAGAAGTGCTCGTACTCCAGCGACTTATGCTAGACAGGGTCAGACTCCATTCACCTATAACAATAGGTCACCGTTTACTTATGCAAGACAAGGTCAGACCCCTACCACATATCAACATAGGACACCTAGTACATATCCAAGAAGTGCTCGTACTCCAGCGACTTATGCTAGACAAGGGCAAACACCTACGACTTATCAGAATAGGTCACCGTTTACTTATGCAAGACAAGGTCAGACCCCTACCACATATCAACATAGGACACCTAGTACATATCCAAGAAGTGCTCGTACTCCAGCGACTTATGCAAGACAGGGTCAGACTCCATTCACCTATAACAATAGGTCACCGTTTACTTATGCAAGACAAGGTCAGACCCCTACCACATATCAACATAGGACACCTAGTACATATGCTAGACAAGGTCAGACTCCATTCACTTATCAAAACAGACAACCTGCGACATATCCTAGGATTGCACAACAGCCGGCAACTTATGCTAGACAGGGTCAAACACCTACAACATATCAAAACAGACAGCCAGGCACTTATGCACGACAAGGTCAGTCACCATTTACCTATCAAAACAGACAGCCAGGCACTTATGCACGACAAGGTCAAACACCATTTACTTATCAACATAGAACACCGTCTACATATGCTAGACAAGGTCAAACACCATTTACTTATCAACATAGGTCACCTAGTATATACACTAGACAAGGTCAGACTCCATTCACTTATCAGAATAGACAACCTTCGACTTATGCAAGACAAGGTAGAGCTCCTGTAATTAGATGGGATAATACATTGTCACAACAATGGCCTGCTACACCAGTAACAGGATAAGAGTATACAATAGAACTAAAGGACTCTTAGGAGTCCTTTTTTTTCACCTAAATATTGACATGGAAAATATATTATGCTAACGAAACTTACATCCCTCTCAGAGGTTAAAGAACAAATCCCAGCAAGTGGGAGTGAAGAAATGTTTCACCTTGGTAGTTTAAACATCGGTGAAACAGACAATGAAACATATAAGATCATGACATATATGTTTGAAAATGTCCTTCCACCCTTGAAGATTTTCAAATGGGGTGATCTACTCGAACAGAGAAAAAACAAAAAATTTACAGGTTTTAATGGTCTCAGAGATAAATCTGTTTCCTATCATGCATATCTACATAAAGGAGTCACCAATACAAAACTTTCAGAGGGTCATGCTGGATTTGGGTTTGAGAATACAGCAGGAGATGAACAACATATATTATCTACTTGTTTTACTGCTAAACCATCAGACCTAGTAGAGGACAGTGTAGCTCAAGAAAGTGTGGGATCAGTTTACTATCATTCTTCAAAAGCACACTGGCTAATTCAAAGTATTCAGAAAGAAGGTCTTTGGGCTCCGATTCAAGGATATACTAGAACGGTTGGAGAGAATCTAGGACTTACTATTCATCCCGGCTCTGTTAGATCAGGGTGTTTTGAAGAGATGGAAAATGAAGACATGGAACTCATGATATGGGATGTTGAGAACTCATTGGATACACTACCTAGTGCAACACTTGATGAAACACTAGAATACTGGAAAGGAAAACTAGACCAAAAAGGTAAACATTTAAATCTTGCATTTTTATATACTCGTGGTATAATAGAGTGGCAAACCGATCTTGCTGAACTTGCATTTAGAAAGGATGTTAGTGCGTTTAACAGAAAGGTTCATGAACTTACTAAAGGTAAACCATTAACCATCTACATCGGCTATGACAGTAAGATGAATGACTTAGAAGAGGTTTCTAAATTTTCTATTGCAAAAAACATTCAGGATGCACATATACATGGCCACCACAGTGAATACATTAAGTTTAAACCTGAGATTAAATTCCTTGACTACGATAAAATTCCTGAGTATAATAGAGAATATGCAAATCAAAGTACTGCATTTACATACAGTAGATTTTTAATACCCTATCTAGAAAGTTATGAAGGATTTAGTCTATTTGTAGATAATGATTTTATATTTACAAAGAATTTACTCCCCATGTTCTATTACTTAAATCCTGATGATGCAGTTGCATGTATTAAGTATCCACATTACGAACATGATGCAACTAAGTTTGATGGAGAAATAAACATAGATTACCCATGTAAATTGTGGTCAAGTATGATGTTCTTTAATAATGGTCACGAGGACTGTAAAAAATTAACACCTGAAGTGGTTAACACTTGGACAGGAAAACAGTTGCATCAGTTTGAGTGGACAGATGCAATTAGTGAGATACCTCAGAAATATATCTTTGTTGAGGGGTATGATAACCCTGAAGAGAAATGGGATTACACTGGTATTCACTACACACGAGGGGGCCCTTGGATAGATGGGATGGATTCAACCCCCATAAATAACTTAGAAGTATATAATAAATACAAAACCCTCTATGAGAATCAACCCAAATAGAGTATAATAAAAGATTATGAGGAAATAATTATGAATACAAATGCGTTAATATTTACAGAAGAAAGTAATCTTTTTGTAAGAAAACCAAATGGACTGGAATATGAATTTAAAGGAGTTGACAGGCCTGAGATAGGATTTGACTTTGATGTCTTAGTTTATGATGATATAGAAGTTAAAATTCTGAGTTGGAACAGGGAAGTTAATTTTGACATGCAAGATAAAACTGATTTGTCAGATGCAGAGAAAGAAATGTGTGAGCAATATATTGAGAACTCTGAACCACCTTTCGGAACAAGTCTAAACAATCAAGTCATGGCAAGTCTAACAGACAGAGCTAATAACTACTTAAATGAAGTTGTTGATATACATGGATTTACTGATCTAAATGAAGTTATTTTTGCAGGGAGAGAGGGGTCTAATCACCCACAGCGTTCTAATGCAAGACGAGTAATGGAATATGGAGATGCAGTTTATAATGTACTTGACCAAATATGTCAGGAAGTTAGAGCAACTCGTGAAGATACTCTAAAGGACATGGAAGAGTATATGAAACATCTTCCACAACCTACTCGCTTACCCGATCATAGAGTTTAATACTCATGGAGTATACTCCTAAAGTAGTCTTTATTGACGAGCCGTTTAAAGTACAAGATTTACCTTTAAAGGATATCTATGTTCTTGACAATTGGTTGTCAACGTCTCTTCATCATCACTATGATACCCAAATTACTCAGGGAAATTTATGGAGTAAAACTAATCAAGTAAATAGTGACAGTTCCACAGGACTTCCACACCATAGTTTTTGGGGTGGAACTTTCTTTCGCGAAAGGTATGAGATGGATGCAGAAACAAGGATCGAAGACACTTTCTTTACAAAGTATCTAGACAGAAGATTGCAGACAGAGTTTGGTTTTAAGTGGGTTAGATTTCAGTATGCTGGATTGAACTCACAGACACAAGGATTAGAAGGAACTACCCATGCAGATTGTAAAGATGAGGACGAGTGGAATATTTCTTTCTTGTATTATCCCAATAGAATGTGGAACGATAGATGGGGTGGGACACTAAGATTATATGATGAAATGCAACAAGGTTTAGACGGAAGAGACGAACATATTAAAAACCACCAAATTGCAGAAGTAGAGTTCAAACCTAATAGATTGATTATGTTTGATGGAAGGATACCCCATGGTGCAGATGCACCTAATTCTTCAGCTCGATATATGGACAGAAGGTCTTTAGTCATCCGTGGAGATGAAGTAAGACTTACAGATAATGAGGAAAATTACTATGCCAACGATAGACTTTCATACATACGATAGTGATACCCTAAAGAACTTTAAACCAGTTCTTGCAAGAAGTATTCAGCCCGATTGGTGGAAGAAGGGTAAAGTTGCAGAAGTTGTTAACGGAACTATTAATAAAACCATAAGGTCATGTCCTGCGATGCAAGACTGGTTACAGATGGGTTATATTCTTGTTGCAAACAGAGATATGATTATTAAGAATGGCATCACAGAAAATGATTCAGATTCTATTTACTTCCATGCATCAGACCCTAAAAAAGGGGATTTAGAGGCATACTCGTCTCAAACTCACCCATCAGTTCAGACACATGATGGATTTGAATATATGGGTACAAGTGAAGCACCAATCAAAGATGCATTCAAGATGTCTAATCCATGGAATGTTACAACACCTAAAGGATACTCTTGTTTCTACTTAGACCCATTTCTATTCCAAAATGACTTCTTTGCGACATGGCAAGGGATTATTGATACCGATGAGTTTAATGTTAACAAAGACAATTCACAAATTATCTTTTATCCTAAAGTAGATCACAGTTTTGTGATAAAAAAGGGAACACCTCTATGTCAGGTTATTCCATTCCAAAGAGAGGAATGGGTTGCAACCTATCAGGTAAAAGACCATAAATCATATGTCACAAATCTATCCAAATACACCTCGGAAACAGAACATTTGACGATGGCAGAAGCAAGTAGGATTGGAATGGCTGATACACTTCACACTGCAGGGCCGTATAAGAAAGCAAAAGTATGGAAACCTAAGTTTAAATTTTTCAAAGAAGACCTATCAGAATGTCCTTTTGATCCCAAGACTGGTAAGATGAAACCTGAATATGAGACCAAACAACATGATGAACAATTAGAGATAGATTTCGGGGACAACACAGATGGCAGTTAGATTAATATTTCCAACAACACTATTTCATAGGAATATGATTCAGGAAGGTCTTTGTCCAACTCGTGGATTTAAACCTGATTATTTAAATATGCTCCAAGAAGAAATGGATGCAATGAGACGAAGAGACCCAGTGGGTAGACAGCTATCTAATCAGTATACTGGGTGGCAATCTCATGATGGAGTTGAAAAGAATCCAATATTTACTAAGTGTATCAACCGAATTATAACTTTCTTCAATGATGAAGTATTACCATATTATGGGTTAGACCCAACCAAAGCTAAACTTTGTATTACTAACTCTTGGGCAAACATCAATGATAAGGGAGCGTGGAATGCACCTCACTTACATAATGGGTGTTGGTTTTCAGGAGTCTTCTATATACAAGCAGATGGAGATGAGGGTCAAATTCAGATGATTGAAACTGAGTCAAAAGTTGTTGCAGACTTCCCTCAAAGTGAACGACTTCAAACTTCAGTGGGATTTGAACCTATTGGGGGTGAGTGTATTCTTTTCCCAAGTGGTGCAATGCATATGGTGGAACCAAATCAGACCGACAAGGAAAGATACAGTATATCATTCAATGTTGGGATGGACTATTTAGAGAAAGATGCAAATATCGGTAAGGTTGAAAACTACCATAGAGATGAATATTTGTTTGAATTAGATGATAAAGGCAACCCAATAACAAAGTAGATTCTCTAAATAGTAGTATGGAAATTATAATCGATGCACATCTCATATGGAATCTACTCCTAACCTTCATTCTAGCTCCGATAGGGTTCTTAGTTCGTTCCGTCCTATCCGAACAATCTCGATTAGCAATACTTGTAAATAAGACACGAGAAGAGGTGGCCAGAGATTATGTTACACGAGATCAGATAGAAAAGGACTTCCAACGAATGATTGACTCTATGGATAGAATAGACACCAAGATAGACAAACTCCAATCTAAGACATACTTCCAAGAATAGGTTCCCAAACTGTATAAATAGTAGTAGACAAGATCACTACTGGATAACTACTATGGCAGCACCGAATTCAAAAGCAACCTTTAAGGACTACATCAAAAGAGCTCTAGGAGCTCCTGTTGTGGAAATAAATATTGACGATGACCAAATGGATGACAGGGTTGATGAGGCATTGCAATACTTTCGGGAATTTCATTACGAAGGTTCCATCAAAACATATCTGAAACATCAGATTACTCAAGCAGAGATTGATTCTTTTAAAACAAACGAGTCACATGCAGCTGCAACCACTGGAACACAAGCAATTGCAAATCAGACTTATGGTGAAGCAAAGAATTACATAACACTACCCGAACATGTACTTTCAGTTATCAATCTATTCCCTTTCTCAAGTGGAACTCAGTCTAACATGTTTGATATCCAGTATCAACTTAGACTAAATGATTTGTGGGATTTAACATCCACTAGTGTAATGTACTACTCACAAGTTCAACAACACCTTGCATTACTCAACCAAATGTTGGTTGGTCAGATACCTATAAGGTATAACATGCATAGTAATAGACTCTACATTGACTACAACGCAAATAAATTGACTGCAAACGAGTGGATTATCATCGAGTGTTACAGAAAGATCGATCCAGCAGATATGACAGACGTATACAACGACATGTGGTTAAAGAAATACGCAACTGCACTAGTTAAGTATCAGTGGGGGGAGAACCTTGCTAAATTCACAGGTATAGCATTGCCTGGCGGAGTTACACTTAATTCAGAACAGATGAAAACAGAAGCTAAAGATGAGATAACAAGATTAGAAGAAGAGTCTAGACTGAATTTTGAAATGCCAGTCTTGGACATGATGGGCTAGCGGGGTAATAAATGCCAACGAATGTATTTTTTAATCATGCAGTAAATACTGAACAGCACCTCTATGAGGATTTGATTGTTGAGTCCCTTAGACTGTATGGACATGAAACTCACTACCTACCTAGACAGGTTGTAGAAGAGGACACTATCTTAAACGAAGATGTGCAATCACGATTTGGTGATTCATATGCTGTTGAGATGTACCTTGAAAACCCTGAAGGATTTGAGGGTGAGGGGGACTTAATGTCTAAGTTTGGTGTAGCTGTCAGGGATACTGCGACTTTCGTTATATCCTTAAGATCATGGGAAAGATTCATATCATTAGATTCAAACCTTGCAACATCAATGAGACCTAATGAGGGTGATCTAATTCACTTCCCTTTAACTGGTTCTATATTTGAAATCAAATTTGTAGAACACGAGAACCCATTCTATCAGGTTGGAAAACTCTTTGTCTTTAAATTACAGTGTGAACTGTTTGAATACGGTGGAGAAGATTTCGATACTGGTGTTACAAATATTGACCTTATTGAAGATGAACAATCTTACTACATTGATCTTACAATGAACACAGGTGGTTCAGGAAACTATGTCAATAATGAGAATATCACACTAAGTAGTGTTGTAGTAGGAGAAGTTATTTCTTGGAATCCAACTACTAGAAATCTTAAAATTAGAGACAACACTAAGACACTTGTTGCTGGGGATACACTAGTTGGTGCATCAGGAGCTGCTTCTCATGTGGTTAACAGCATCCTAGATGTCATGACCATGGGTAATGATGGAAGTGCAGATAACTTAGATTTTGAAACTAAAGCAGATAATTACCTAGACTTTAGTGAAACAAACCCATTTGGTGAGGTTACATAGTGTTATATAAAATAATTGCAGAAACAATTGGAATCGATCAAGACAGTATAACAGACGCGTCAGACATTGTCAAGGATTTGGGTGCAGACTCATTAAACATCGTAGAAATCATCATGGCTTGTGAAAATGAATATGACATGGATATGCCTGATGAAGATGTAGAAGACATATTTACAGTTGGTCAGTTACAGCAATATATTAAGGAAAATTCGTAATGTTTGGCACTCATTTTTATCATGAAACAATCAAGAGAAGTGTATCAATTTTCGGTACACTGTTCAATAATATCACCATTAAGAAGACAAAATCGGATGGTACAGTACTAGCTCAACAAATAGTACCCATATCTTACGGCCCTAAACAACGATGGTTAGCAAGACTTAATGAAGAAGCAAACCTAACTGATGGTAACAGAAGTGCAATCAGTTTACCTAGAATGGCATTTGAGATCACTGGATTTGAATATGATGCACCTAGACAACAGAACAAACTAATCCGTACTACTAAAAGTACACTAGAAACTGCAGATACAGGTAAACGAGGATTTCAGTATGCTCCAGCACCGTATACTATAAACTTTTCTTTAAGTGTTCTAGCAAAAAATGCTAATGACGGACTTCAAATTGTAGAACAGATTCTACCATACTTTCAACCCGAATACACGGTTTCTATGAAAATAGTAGACTCAATGACGGAAGTTCGAGACGTTCCTATTACACTTATTAATGTATCAATGGAAGATACTTACGAAGGTGAGTTCACGGAAAGACGAGTCATCGAACATAAATTAGATTTTTCAATGAAGATATACTTCTTTGGCCCAGTTTACACTGGTGAAATCATTAAGAATGTTATTGAAAGAACATACATTAATCCTGATGTTACTAAAGGGTTTACAACAACTCAGATACAAGAGTCAGGACTTATCAAGGAAGTTAAACACTACGAGCCTGCATTCGGAGAGATTGCAAATGCACAGTCCTCATCCACAAATGTAGTGTTTGCAACTGCAATAAATAGTAAGATAAGTGTTGCAGACGAGGTATTTGATACAGGGAATGCCACTAACCCAACGATTACAGCAATTGCGGCGGATAAACTAAGTATTACACTTAGTGCAGCAATTACACTGGCACATACAAAAACACTTAAGTTTGTAGGTTCAGTGAACCCAACCGACACCTTTGTAGTTGCTGAAACGGTAAACTTTTATGATGACGGTACTGGTTCAACATTTGCAGATGCACCTGAATAATCATACCAATGCGAGTAAATTATGGCAAAAGATATAGATTCTAAGTTGGATGATATCCTAGATATCGGAACCAATATTCAAAAAGAGACCAAAGTGGTAAAACTGCCAGCTCGGCAGGACTCAATGGACTCAGACTATAGGTATGGTCGTGAAACCCTCTACAACCTCGTTGAGAGAGGTCAGGATGCCATTGACGGCATACTCGACCTATGCAAAGAAACCGAACACCCAAGGGCATATGAAGTTGCTGGACAGTTAATAAAAACTGTTGGTGATACTGCAGAAAAACTCTTAGATTTACAAAAAAAGATCAAAGAATTAGAAAAAGACGATGATGGAATTAAGACCCAACACAATCATTTGTATGTGGGTTCCACTTCAGAGTTGCAGAAATACCTAAAGAAGAATAAAAAGTAATGACTGATTCAAAAAATGAAGGATATCTCGGTAACAATCTAATTAAAAGAGCTGGTGTAGAAATCCAGTACTCTAAAGATCAATTGAATGAGTACATGAAGTGTTCAGAGAATCCAACTCATTTCATCGAGAACTACACACAGGTTATCTCATTGGATGAGGGAATGGTTCCGTTTAAACTTCGTGGTTATCAAAATAGACTAATTGAACACTATGACACAAACCGATTCAATGTAGTACTTGCATCAAGACAGTCAGGTAAATCCATTACATCTTGTGCATACCTTGTATGGTATCTGTTATTTCACCCCGAAGTTACAGTAGCTATCCTTGCAAACAAAGGTGCAATCGCAAGAGAAATGGTCTCTCGTATTGTCACCATGTTAGAGTCAGTACCTTTCTTCTTGCAGCCTGGCGTTAAGATTTTAAACAAAGGTTCAATCGAATTTGCAAATGATAGTCGCCTAGTTGCAGCTGCAACATCATCAAGTTCTATTCGTGGTCTTTCAATTAACTTACTATACCTCGATGAGTTTGCATTCGTAGAAAATGCAGAAGAATTCTATACTGCAACATATCCAGTGGTAACATCAGGTAAAAACTCAAAGGTCATAATTACCTCGACTGCTAATGGTGTTGGTAATATGTTCTACAAGATATATGAAAGTGCAGTTCAGAAACAATCAGAGTACAAACCGTTTACAATTAGTTGGAATGATGTGCCTGGCCGTGATGCAAAATGGAAAAAAGAAACCATCGCAAACACTTCTGAGACTCAGTTTGAACAAGAGTATGGTAACAGTTTCTTAGGAACAGGTAATACACTTATTAGTAGTGCGTGTCTATTAGGAATGAGGACAATAGATGCAGAGTGGGGAAAGGAAGACTTCTCCATGTACAAAAGGCCAGTTGACGATCACACCTATATATGTACAGTAGATGTTGCAAAGGGTCGGGGAATGGATTTCTCAACCTTCACAATATTTGATATATCCACTACACCCTTTACACAGGTTGCAGTGTATAGAAACAGTATGATATCCCCTATGCTGTTTCCTGATATCATAAATAAGTATGCAAGTGCATACAACAAGGCACTAGTTATTGTAGAAAATAACGCAGAAGGTGCTATGGTAGCAAATCAACTACACTGGGATATTGAGTACGATAATGTATTTGTTCAGGGAGTCATCAAGGCAGAAGATATTGGTGTTACCATGAACAAGAAGATTAAAAGGATCGGTTGTTCTACCCTAAAGGAACTGTTAGAAGAGAATAGATTGCAGTTAGTAGACAGACATACGGTCACTGAACTTATGACATTCATAAATAAAGGTATGTCATTTGAAGCTGCAAAAGGTTATCATGATGATTTAGTTATGAACTGCGTGTTGTTCAGTTGGTTTGTTACCACAGAATATTTTCACCATCTCACTAATCATCAGATAAAAGACCTTTTGTATGCAGAACAACAGAAATTGATAGAACAAGATTTATTACCAGCTGGAATCTTTGGTGACCCCAGTAACAGTCCCGAACAAACCTCTTTTGTAGAGGGCGGTGACAGATGGTATATAAAGGATATAAATTAGAATAATTAAGAATGTATATAGGTTGTTAGATTAGATATTGTTATAAATAAAACAGTAAACAACAACTTTTTACATTAACAGGAGAAAAGTATGGCATTTCAAGTATCACCCGGCGTTCAGGTCAACGAGATTGATCTAACCAATGTGGTGCCAGCGGTATCAACCACAACTGGTGCATTCGCGGGTTCATTTCAATGGGGCCCTGTTGATGAAGTAATAACAGTTTCAGACGCAAAGGGTTTAGTAAATAATTTCGGAGAACCAGCAAACACAAATGCTAGTGCTGAAGATTTTTACACAGCAGAATCCTTTTTAAAGTATGGTTCCTCACTAAGAGTAGTAAGATTAAATACTAACTCTCTTAAAAGTGCTAACGCATCAGGTGGATC